GTATTCCTCAAGGTCAGCCAACTAATTACGTTCAGTTATTAAGAACTAATCCAAAAGGAGTCGTCGAAGATTTTGCATTAATGAATAAAACTCTGCAAAAGAGTGGGCAAAGATTAATGCCTGAAGAATGGAAGTTTTTGAATACAGATGTTAATGAATCAGCTCAAGAAGTAGCGGAGACTTTGGGAAATGATATTTCTAAGGAAAATGTTTTAGGTCTTTTAGAAAGAAATTCAAATTCGTTTAATGGTGCAGTTGAAAAGCTCTTAAGAGTGAGAGCGATGTATCAAGTTAGTCATAGAGAATTAATTAATAAAATTAGTGATGTATTTGACTTTATGCAGAGGAATGATATTCCTCAAGCTGTATCAAATCAGTTATTAGATGAAACTCTTGATTTATATAAAATCTCTTTAATGACAGAGAGACAATATGACTTTATTAGAAATACTTGGTCAAACATGGGTAAAGCCATGCAGGGCAGAGGGTATCAGGATTTAGATCTTGATCTTGTGTCTAAAGGAGTTTCGGAAAATATAGATGATTCAATTGATGCTCCAAATGTTCAGGCTGCAAGAGAGATGAAGCCTGAAGATTTTAGTGAAGAATCTCCAATAGCAAGAGTTCTAGCTGCGGCTGATTTATTTAAGTCAAATAGAAAAGAAGCTCTGATCCAGATGAAGATGGCTCTGGGAGATATAAGGATTAAAGGTGTTGATTATTTCAAACATTACGATCCAAAAACTTGGAATGACAAGAGGATGAGAACTAGAAATTTACATGCAAAAGATTGGCAATTATTTAATTTAAGAACTCAAGGATTAAATGTTAATTCCAATGGTGTCTTGGCAGTCTTCGGCCCAGCTCGAAAGATGTATGAAGAAGCCGCATATATTCCTTTTGGAACTAAGGACATGAAACCTTATCGAGATGTATTGGAAGCTAATTTTGCTGGATATGGCAAGGGAATAAGAGCATTAAGGGAATCATGGAAAGAAGTTTTCATGGATGCTTTTACGAATAAGTCTCAGCATTTTTCTGGAGCTGCGGATCACTATGGTAAATATCACGAGCCGACAGATTTACAGCTAATAAAGCTAAGAGAACAAAGAGATTACAAACCAAGAACTAAGGATGGAAGAATAAAACAGTTATTAAATCCTCTTTATCACACAGGAAGTAGTTCAGCAGCTTTAAAACTATGGGCTTATGAGAAAAGTGGGAATCCTTATTGGTTACGTCCAGCTCTAAATACTTTATCGGCTGTAGATAATGTCGCTGGATTCTTCTTTCATAATTACTCGGTTAGATTTGACCTTGAAATGAAAGCAAGGAAGTCAGGTGTTCAGCTTGGTTTAACAGATGTTGATGGAAATTTAAGTCAGCAGAAAATAGATGATTGGATAAATAATGAGATGAAAAATAATTTTTATAGCAATCAAGTAACAGAAGATATGGTTAAAAAATATAGGAAAGATAATGGTTTACCACCGGAGATGATGGGTGATGTAGAGATAGAAGATGCAATTAGAGAAGAGTTTGTAGCTAACACTTACGGGGCTCCATTTATGGGAGCTGCGGAGGCTCAAGACGCTGCTCGTTTTAGTGAAGAATTACGCTTCCAAAATAAACCTACTCATAGGAATTGGGGAAAAGGGCCGTTCGATGCCATGCAGAAATTAAGAAGAGATGAATGGTGGGCTGATTTGGCTTTTCCTTACATGCAAGCTCCATTTATGAGCGAGAGCATGGATTGGACTTTTACAGGATTTGGCCCATTAAAAGATGCGTTCATGTGGAAAACTTTAAACCCAGCAGAGAAAAGAAGAGCAAAATCAAATGCAATTATGGCTGGTCATGTTTGGGCAATATATGGGATGTTGAGTGCTAATGGATTAATTGTTGGCAATGGCCCTCCCGACAACATGTTTAAGGAGAGAGCAGAGTGGTTAAGGGAGTTAGAAGCAAAAGGGTTAAAGCCAAATTCAATTGGTGGTGTACCTTTGATTGGTGGTATTCCAGTTATTAGTTCACTCTTTCTATTAGAAGATTTACGTTATGCAATACAACATGCAGCTATAAGTGATAGGGATTCAAACAAATTAACTGATGCTGCTTTTATTGTTTTAGCTGGAAGTTTAACTAGGAAAACAGCGATAGGTAATGTTAAACAATTATTCGAGGCGATATTCCCCGAAACTGCTGCTGGGACTAATCAACAAATGTCTAGATATACAGGTTATTTAATGCAGGGGCAAATACCTTTATCTGGCCCAGTTAGAGAAGCATCAAGATTGTTAAATGCAAAACCAAGTCAAGTCTATAAAGAGAGAGAATGGACAACAGAAGAAACAGATTTATTTGAACCTGGCATCTTAGAAAAGACAGAGAGATATGTAAGAAATGAAATAGCTTATAACCTTCTTCCAGGCAGTCCTTTCTTCGGTGGTAAGTTTAAAGAGAAGGATTGGTTAGGCACAAAGATAAGATTATCTTGGGGAGAGAATTTGAATCGTTATATGCAACATAGGTTCTTCCCAAGAGAACATCCTAATGACAAAGTTTATGCAGAATTAAATCATTTAAATCTGTTAAATCCTCCAGCACCGTTATTAGTTAAGACATTATTAGGAGTGCCAATGAGTGATGATTTACAGCAGTTATTTAACCAGACTTATAGTTCAACTGTAGGTAACAAAGAAACTGCTTTTTTAAATATTAAAAAGAAAATAGTTATTACTCCTGATACTACTCAAACTAAGATTATTAAGTCAGGGCCGTTAGCTGGACAGAGAGTATCAATTAAAGGTAAAGAAAAATCAATTGATATGTCTATCATTTTAGCTAAACATGTAGAAGGCAAAACTCCTATTGAAGCATTTAGATCATTAATGAATGATCCTAAATACATTGCATTTAAACAGAATCCACATACAACTACGGTTCAGGAAATTGTTAATAAAGAAAGAAAGGAAGTACAGAAAGAACTGCCCTACGTCTTAATGCAAGAGATTAAAGAATATTATACTCAATTAACTATTAATCAATTGAATATAAGCAAAGAACCTGCGGCGGTTAAGTGGTTAGAACGTGCGGAATTATATAGTGCAACACGTCAACAGAAGAGGACTGACGGTTCAGGTGCAGCACGAGAGATTCTTTCAGGAATAAAGTGATTCTTTGCAAATTCCGATTAAGCCTTACAATAAGGGCTACGTCCTCGTAAGAGTCCCGCAAGATGGCTAATACCTATGAGCAGTTTACGACCACTGGGCAGACTGTTTTCACTCTGCCTTTTAGTTCTAATTATCTTCTGAAATCTCATGTCAAAGTTTATAAGGGAAGAGATCTTTTATTAGAAACGCAGACTGCAACTTTATCTGAGGGAACAGATTATACATTTTCAAGCGCGACACAAATAACTCTTTCTACTGGTCTTGCATCTGGAGAAGAGTTAACAATTCAAAGACAAACACCAGAGGCTTCACAATTATCTCCTTGGAATGATGGATCAAATTTAACTGCGGAGGCGTTGAATAAAGCAGATTTGCAGTGTTTGTATGTTGTTCAGGAGCAAAGTGATCTTAATGCTTTAAATGCTGCTAAAGCTGAAGCCTCAAAGACTACTGCTAATACTGCTAGTACAAATGCTAGTAATGCTGTAAGCACAGCGAACGCTGCTCTGCCCAAGGCGGGAGGTGCGATGACTGGGCCCATTGCGATGGGAACAAACAAGATCACCGGTTTAGGAGATCCAACGGCAGCACAAGACGCAGCTACTAAAACTTATGTAGACACAACGACCCAACCAGTTAGTGCAAAGCTAACTGAATTGGCAACAATGGATCAGAACACTGCGAATGCTTTAGCTGATTTAACGCAAGCAGAAGTTCAGGCGATAGATGGTGTGACTGCTACAACTGCTGAATTAAATATTCTTGATGGTGTTACAGCAACTAAAGATGAATTAAACATCCTTGACGGGGTAACTGCTACAACTGCTGAATTAAATATTCTTGATGGTGTAACTGCTACTAAAGATGAACTAAATATTTTGGATGGTGTGACTGCTACCAAGGATGAGTTGAATATTCTTGATGGTGTAACTGCTACTAAAGACGAATTAAATATTCTTGACGGCGTTACAGCAACTAAGGATGAATTAAATATTTTGGATGGTGTGACTGCTACAACTGCTGAATTAAACAAAACAGATGGATTATTAGCAACACCGACAGAATTAAATGCTTTAGATGGAATCACTGCTAATACTTCAGAACTAAATAAGCTTGATGGAGTAAATGCAAGTACGACTGAATTAAATATTGTTTCTGGTAAATCCTTCAGAGCATCAACTGATGGTGCATTAAGCACAACTAGCGATACGGAAATGCCTTCCTCGAAGGTCATTGCTAACCATGTTGCTGCTCAGATAGGAACAGTTGGAGGCTTTACGACAATTGCTAATGACGCAAGTTTCCCTGCTACTGCAAGCCAGCCAGCGAACGGGGTTATCATTAGTATCTCAGATGCTCAAGGTGTAGCAGTTAGTGGCACGACAAGTACAACAGGACGCACAGTTGATGGCACCCCAGCTACAGTAACAATCAATAATTTTCCTAGTTCTTTAACTGGAGAAACTTTAGCTAGTGGAGTTGGTCTACTTGTTACGTCTACTGGATCAGGAAATATTTATAACTACCACAAACTATTAGCTGCTGAATCAGATGTTAAGCAACTTAGCGATGACATTAACGACTTTAATGCTAGATACAGAATAGCTAGTTCTGCTCCTGGGTCTAACAATGACGATGGAGATCTTTGGTTTGATACGTCAGCCAAGAAGATGAAGGTGTATAACGGAACAACGTCTCAATTTGATGACGTTGCTTCTGTTGGTAGCTTCTTTGTTAATACTCTCTCTAGTTCTTCTGCTACTGGAGGAGGCAGTGCAACCTTTAACGGTAGTGCTTATAGATTTACTTTAAGTAACGCTGGTACGTCTGCTCAACAACATATCGTTTCAGTTAACGGTGTCATTCAGAAACCTAACAGTGGAACTTCTCAACCTTCTGAAGGGTTTGCGATTAGTAGTAATGACATAATCTTCAGTGCTGCACCTGCATCTGGAAGTGATT